GGGGCGCAGAGCCGCGTTTTCTGACAAATTGAATCTCGGCTATTAGCCGTACGACAAATGCAGTAAGGCGCATACTGCGTTAGGCGGATTTGCGACCAGGTGGCTAATATCCTACTTGTGGGGTGGGGTATTCCGACAATGCTTGCGACGAACCGTATTGCAGTATTTGCGTACCTGCATATAGCCGTACGGTGTCAGCATACCGAGAGCGTGTCAGCGTGGCAGCAAAATTGCTGACAGCGAATTTCCTTTACGTTTCAATCACTTATCCCATTTTGTCAGCGATGTCAGCGCGTCAGCATGGTTTTCCTATATACCCTTCTGGCTATACGCGTTTTACGTGTAGTTTTTATATATGGCTATTTACCCTATTATCCCTCTTCTTTCTTTGCTGACTTTGCTGACTTTGCTGACTTAGTAGTTAGAAGCTAGAGATGACAAGGGCTGCAGAGGATTTCGGTGGGTGTCAGCAAAACGGAAACAGGCAAAATCGCCTGCTGCCGCTGCTGACAAGGGGCTTTCGGTGGGTTATTGGCGCAAAAAACCGCGAGTGCGGCCATAGCGGGAACCGAATCGGATTGTCGCTTCTTCTTTCCAATTCGGCATCGAGCGGAGGATATCGTGGATGCGAGATGACTCTCGGCGAGTGAATGTTCGCAGCTCTCCGTTCATGCACTCCAACCAGATTTGCAAAGCGCAGCAACGGTCGAGCTGTATGAGAGAATTGCTGCAATCGAGGTCGTTGAGGTCTTCCTCAAAGTCGGTTTGATCGCCGCGCTTCACGTTCCAGTAGCTGGCAGGAACCGGGGTGTCCAAGAACGCCTCGATGGCGGGGCGCAGGTCGTCCACCACAACGCGAGCCGCCTGCTCCGCTTTGGCCTGCTCACGAACACCAGCATCGTCAAGCCATAACGCTTCGCCCCACACGTACGCTTCCTTCGCCTCGGCCCACAACTGGTCAAGTTCGGTCTGGATCGCTTCGAGGTTAAGTTCGCGTCCGTCGCCCTTGAGGCACCAGAAGCGGCGGTTGCCTGTCAGGGAGCGCAGGTACGCGGCTTCGTTGGTGGTGCCGACCAGAACGAATTGGCGCGGGAAGTCTTCCGCGTTCCGAGCGTAGGCCATGCGTGCCCGGTCGACCCGGCGAGACAGAAACGCCTTCACGTGCTCCGACTCGGCCCCGCCCCGGGTGATCATCTCGGGCACCTCGACAATCCACGACTGGCGCACGGTTTCAATGACCTCCTTCTGCTCCATCCCGAAGCTCAGGTTGTCGGTAAACCACCCGTAGGCCAGCAGATCGAACAGGGACGACTTGCGAAGCCCCTCCACGCCTTCCAGCACGAGTATGTAATCGAACTTGGCACCGGGGTTGTATACCCGCGTCACGGCAGCAGCGAACCACTTCCGAGTCACGGCACGGGTATACGGCGAGTCTTCAGCCCCGAAATAGCGAACGAAGAACGAGTCGAGACGTTCCTTTCCATCCCACGCCAGACCGTCCAGTTTGTCGCGTACGGGGTTGTAGGAGTCCCGGCTACCCAGAGTCATGACCGCCTCATGGATCATCGCTGTAGAGAACGTGAGGCGGTGACGGCGCTCCAAGTACGCCTTGATCGAAATTTCGGCGAGATCAGACCAGAGCAACCCTGTCTCGGGCACCGGGCGCTTCATGCCGGGGATCGGGCGCATTTGCATGAAGTCGCGGGTGAACTCATTGAACCGAACCACGCCACGGAGACGGTCGTCGTTCTGGATCAGGAGTTCGAGGTTCGTGAGCTTCACTGCGATCTGGCCGTCGACAAGGATCAGTTGCTTGATCCAGTCCTTCGACGTATCGGGTTCGATACCAAGCTCGCGATCCATCTCCTTCGCGATTTTTTCCTTCTGCGACTGCTCTAGCACGGGGGAGCCGAAGTCATCGAAGTCGCCAGCAAGCTGCAACCGTTCGGCTGCCAGCTCGGCTACCACGCTGGGGTCTTGCTGCACGAGAGCGATCATCGCTTCGTACGACGGCAGGTGCACGGGGCTGATGGCGGGGGAGATACCTTCGTCAAGCGCTGCGAATTTGTGCAGGCGAACCAGATCAAACGCGTTCACGCATCGACCGGATACCGGGTCATGCTCATGGTGCGAGTACAAAAACAGGCCGTCGTCATAGATCACCGCACCGTTTGCTGACGATCCGTGGGCATAGGTGTAGCGCCCCTCGCTCGTGCCTTCGACGTACGCCTCGGGGATGAACTTGGAGATGGCGTCAACGATGGAGTACGTGCGGCAGAAAGCCCCCACGATCCCCGTCTTCTCCATCGGGTTCCCCGCCTTGTCTGCGCTCAGGCGAAGCTCTTTGGTTTCGCGGCTGCTGACGGGCCACTGCGACACGTCTGTCCAGTCGGTGTATGTGCCGAGCACTTCATCCGGGTCGATCCAAGCGCCCTGATTTTCGTGGCACTCAAACAGGCCGTCTTTGGCGTGCGACGGAAAGTGCATAACGCGGCTGAACTGGAATGTCGTGTGGTCGATCCAGTCCAGGCAAAGCCACGAACCGACTTTACGTGCGATAGCAAGCCACTCGACCTCGGTAACGTCCCGTGTCAGAGGGAAGACAAAACGCTTGCGCGGTTTCTCTTTGCAGTGCTTGTGCGTCGTGTGCATCGCGTACGTCAAGTGATCAAACGCCATGTCCACTTCGTCTTGGTGATCTTCCGGCAGGTGATCGGCGTCAAGGGTGATGACGCACTTCGTTTCAATATTGCCGTGCTTCCGTCTACCGTTTGAGAAGTGCCCTGCGACGAAATACCCCACGTCTTTGATTCGGTTCTGATCAGCGACTGGGAGCTTCATGTACTCCGCGTACGATTCGTTCGTAACAACGGGGGTAAGCAGCTTCTCGACGACTTCTGGCCAGCGGAACTCGACGTTTCGTACCTTGTTGTTTTCTACCGTACGTCCTATCGCAAATTTAAGACGACGAGATTTCCCCCTCAGATGTTCACTGAGGCTCGATACGTTACTTGCCATGTGTAAATCCTAAAACAGTGAGGGTGTGAGGTCTTGTAGCTCGATCTTTTCGCCCGTCGGAGGATTTACACCTTCCATCTTCAAAAGCGCACTCGCCGAGCGTGGGGGAACCTCGCCCAAACGTATCCATCGCGACAGGGTGTACTTATATGTGCCCACCGCATGAGCGAGTTCGGTAAGCGTCCCACGCTCCGTCGTTCTCTCCGCGATGAGCTTTAGCAATCGCTTTAGCTCATGCTGTCGTGCCTGCGTGCAGGCTTGCTCAAGTTTTTTCATCGGTCGCTCTACTTTCAGTTGACTCTATAACAAACTCTGACTAGCATAGAACTCGTGTTGCGATTCAGCAACAACATTTGAACGCTAAATGATCCTTTTGGAGATGATGACGATGACGATTGAAGCCCAACTTGAAGCCCAGACCAAACTGCTCGCCGAGATTCGCGACCTACTGGCTGGCGGCGCGGCTGCAGTCCCTGCTGCCGCTGAAGCCAAGACTGAAAAGGCCGAGGGAAAACGCACTCGCAAGACCACGGAGAAGGCAGAAGCGAAGGTTGAAACCAAGCAGGTTGCGAAAGACGATCTGGACGACGATCTGGAAACGACCACCAGCGCGGCCAAAGACGACCTCGATGACGACCTCGGTGATGACGGATTGGAAGAGGAAGGCCCCAAGCACACCGCTGAACAGGTCAAAGACGCCCTGATGAGCGTTAAAGCCAAGATCAGCAAGGACAAGGCGCTGGAAATCATGAAGGGCGTCGGCAAGTCGGCCTCTGTGACAGCCATTGCTGAAGAGAATTTCGACGCCGTTATGAAGGCGTGTGAGAAAGCTCTCAAGTCTGCGAAATAAACATCGGCGCGTCCCGGATTCCGGGGCGCATCGATCAGGACATTGACGCGCAAGCGCCACTGAAAAGGCAGCGCGGTCGTTGCGGAACGGCGAAGACGGGTTTCCGCACCCCGTCAATCAGTGTCCTGATCCATGCGCAATACGTTTCGGAGAGCCGTTCGGACAACTGAATAGGTCTTCGTGGTGGATGGTGCTAATCGGCCCGGACGGCTCTCCAAAACGGTAAGGTGACGAGATGGCAGAAACAGCTTCACGCGAACGAGCACGCTGGGAAAGTCTGGCAAGGGAAAGGGCAAAGTCTGGTCATGCCCTTATTGGGCCAAGCACGTGGCCACGGGTTTTCCGCTGCCCCGGATCGTTACGGCTTGCGCACGAGAAAGGTTTGAAAGGCCGCGATTCAGAAGACGCAAAGCTCGGCACGTGTGCGCACTACCTTGCGGATGTCGTCTTGTCAGATGACGAAGACCCGTTCTTGGAAGCCGCCAGCTTCGTAGGGCGGACGCTGTTTGCGCCGCGAGGCGAAGGTCAGATTGAGTTCAAGGTAACGCAGGAGATGGCCTTCTACGTCCAGAAGTACATTGACTGGTGCCGCGACCTTCCCGGCGAGCACTTTACAGAGTGCCGAGTTGATATTTCGCCGTGGGTTCCGCTTCCGCAGCAGTTCGGTACGTCGGATCACGCAGCGATATACGAGGATGAACTCCTTGGCACGGTGTTGTGCGTTACAGACCTGAAGTATGGCGTTGGAGAGCAAGTTTATGCTTATAGAAACGAACAGCTCATGGCGTACGCTCTCGGGTTCTACAACGAGTGGAAATGGTGTTACCGGGTGGACTGGGTGCGTATCCGAATCTGCCAACCGCGTCTCGATCACTTCGATGAGTGGGAGTGCAGCTTGGACGACCTACTCGCGTTCGGGGATGAAGCGAGAGCGGTATTCCAACATGCGCTTTACGGGGACGCAGGTTGCACTGCGGGTGAAAAGCAATGCAAATTCTGTCCAGCAAGCGGGCAATGCTCAACTGAAAAAGCGTCAATAGATGCGCTCTTAATGGGTGACTTCGACGCTTTTGAGCAGACGAAGCACTCTAAGCCCGAGCTTATGAGCATCGAAGACTTGGACCGCGTAGTTCAGGAAAAGGGGCTGATAAGAAACTGGATCGCCAAGGTAGAAGGTACGCTGATACAGCGCATACTTAACGGCGATAAAGCCCCAACGCAACGGGTAGTAGAAGGTAGAGCGACAAGGAAATGGAAAGACCGCGAGAGCGCCGAAGTATTCTTGCGCAAGAATAAGCTGTCACGTTCGCAGATAATCGAAGAAACGTTGATTTCTCCGAGCGCGGCAGAAAAACTTTTGCCAAAGACGGTTAAAGAACAGATGGCTCAATTCTGGGAAAAACCGCGAGGCAAAGCAGTGTTAGCGCCGATTAGTGATAAACGGCCTGACTATCACCCTCTCGACTCCGACTTGGACGACATGTTCGACGACGAGGGTGACGACGGGTTAGGAAACTGACCCAATATCATGATAGTTCGACAGTAAGATAAGAGGATAGTTAGATGGCAAAGCAAAAGCCGCAAGGCGTCAAGATCAACCTGCCCCGCGTTCGTTTGAGCTACCCCGACCTGTTCGTGCCAAGACCGCCGAAAAAGGGAGACGGTAAGCCCGCGTTCGGCGCTACTTACTTGCTGGATGTGAAAAACAACCCAGCACACAAAGAAGCGGCAAAGCAGTGTAAGGCTGAAATTGAGCGCTTGCAGCGTGAGTATTGGGGCGACCGCTTACCGCCGAAGTTCGTACAAGAATGTTTCGGCAAGGGTGAGATGTTTGTGAATTCGGATACCGGGGAAGTTTATCCGGGGTACGAAGGAATGTACGCGGTTCGCGCCAAGTCTCGCGCAGAAAAACCGCCGCTGGTTGTCGGCCCGAATCGTGAACCGTTGAAAGATGGCAGCCCGCTGATTTATGGCGGTGTGTACGTCAACGCGACGGTGAACTTTTGGATTCAGGACAACGAGTTCGGCAAAGCGATCCGCTGCGGTTTGCGCGTAGTTCAGTCCCTCAACTTCGGCGAGCCGTTCGGTAGCGTAGCCAGCGAGTCTGACTTGGATGACTTCGAAGACTTCGACAACGGCGGCGACTTCGAAGACGACGGGCTTTAACGCGCAACGGTTGACAACATTGAGTTGCTAACCCATCTTGGAGTTTGACTGCTTGCCCCTCGTCATCTCCAAGCAGTCTGCCCCGGTGGCCTTCGGGCCACTGGGTTTTATTCTCAGGATCGTGAGATGGCCCGACCGCTACCACCCCCTACTCCCGCACCGATTACCGCACTCACTGCCGCCCTGATGACGCAGGGTTTCGATCATGTCCTGCACATCGATTTTGAGACAGCCTCAGAAAAAGACCTGCGGGAAGTCGGTACTGACGTTTACGCCAGACACCCCTCTACCCGCGTGCTGATGACGGCATGGCGACTGGATCACAACCCCGTAGAACAGGGCAGCGAGGATAACCTCGACGAATTTCCCGACAGGCTCCGTGAGCTTATCCTGAACCCTCGCGTCTTGAAGATCGCGCACAACGCGCAATTCGAACGAGCGATTCTCGAACACGTTCTCGGCGTGTCTACCCCGGCGCATGAATGGCGCTGCACGATGGCGCAAGCGTTCATGCTGGGGCTTCCCGGCGCGTTGAAAAAACTTGGCGAAATCCTACTACTCCCCGAGCACATGCAAAAGATGCACGAGGGGTCGCGGCTTATTAGTAAGTTTTGCGCCCCTCGGAAACCCACCAAAAACAAGCCATATCGGTGGTGCACAGCGGAAACTGACCCGGAAGACTGGGCACTGTTCTTGAAGTACAACCGTCAGGACGTGCTCACCGAAGAAGAGGCCCTTCGTCGGATGGCAAGATTTCAGATACACCCGAACGAATGGTCGCTATGGTTCCTCGACCAGCGAATAAACGCGCGTGGCTGGCCTATCGATAGGCGCATGGTTGAAAACGCGTACAACCGCGTGGAAGACGAGGACGAGCGCCTTCGCGGAGTTTTGGCTGGCTTAACCGGCTTGTCGAATCCGAACAGTGACGCCCAGTTCGGCCCATGGATACGAGAGCGGGGGTATAAGTACGGCGACCTGCGCAAAGAGACAGTCAAGCGGGCGATGGCCGAGTCTGGTTTGCATCCTGGCGCAAAGACAGCGTTGCAGATACGCGCATCTTTGAAACGCACATCGGTCAAGAAGTACGGCAAGGTGCTTGCGTCAATGAACGAGCACGACAGGTTGTGCTACACGTTCCAATTCGCCGGTGCGCAACGAACTTCTCGGTGGGCGGGCCGCGTTGCTCAGTTTCATAATCTGGCAAAGCCGCCAAAGCATCTCGAAGAACCGCATATCCTCAACGACATCATCGACAGCATACGGGCTGAAGAGTGGGACTGGATCGAGGCTGTTTATGGCGACCAAATGACCGCACTATCTGCGGTGCTGCGCGGAATGGTGAGAGCGCCAGACGGTCGCAAGCTGGTAGTCGCAGACTTGGCAGCAATTGAGGCCCGCGTATTGGCGTGGGTAACGCACTGCGTTTCTATGCTGCAGGTATTCATTGAGAACAAGGACATATACAAAGCCTTTGGCGTGCATCTATTCCAAAAGCCGTACGAGCAGATCACGAAGAAGGAACGAAACGATTCTAAGCCCGGTGCACTTGGCGCGGGATACCGATTAGGCGGCGGGGAAGAAGTTGTCGACAAAAAGACCGGCGACCTGAAGAGAACGGGCTTATGGGGTTACGCAAAGAGTTTGGAGGTTGACCTTACCAGAGAGCAAGCGCATCGATCGGTAGCGGTTTTCCGTGAGGTATACCCAGAAGTGGTAGCGTTTTGGGGAAGGCTTGAGTACGCAGCGAAGAAGGTGATCCGCTCAGGCCCCGGCGTCGTCGAGCGCGTCGGCCTTGTCGCGTTTGAGATTCAAGGCCCGTTCTTGCTGCTGCACTTGCCGTCAGGCCGCTCACTGCACTACCTCCGACCCAAGATCGAGATGCGTAAAACGCCATGGGGGGAGGAACGGTGGACGATTACGTACGAAGGAATGGAAGACGACGGCGAGAAGAAGCAGTGGGGTCGCATTCCAACTCACGGCGGCAAGCTCACAGAAAATATCTGCCAAGCCATAGCGCGGGACATCCTCGCTTACGGGCTGGTAGAGGCAGAGTCAGTCGGCTTTGACCTCGTAGGGCACGTGCACGACGAGATAGTGGCGGAGGTAGATCAAGACTCCGCGCTCGGTGTGGACGAGCTTTGCGCGGCGATGACTAAGTTACCCGGATGGGCTAAGGGGCTTCCTCTCGGTGCTGCCGGATTTGAGACTATCTTTTACAGGAAAGATTGATAGGGCTATTACTGGATGGGGAGCGTTCTGGCTGTTCGTATCGCTCGTGTTTTGTGTTGATTCTTGGTTGTACTGGAAAGGTCACGACACAATTATTTATTCGCATAGAACGCCCGAAGAAGTGGCACACCGGCGAAAACAGTTAGGACTAGATGGAAACGAGTGCTGGAGAAAACCGACTAATGTTCAGTAGCATGTTCCGCGAAAAGGAAAAGACCGTAGAAAAGAAAATAATTGCGTACGCTAAAGGAAAGGGCTGGCGGAACCATAAGTGGACGAGTCCCGGCAAGCGTGGGCCGACCGACCAGTTCTTCACCAAAAGTCCTTCGCGCATAGTGTTCATGGAAGTTAAGCGCGACGAGGACGAAGAACCCACGCCGCAGCAGGTGCGTGAGCAACGCCTTCTACGAGAAGAAGGGTTCCCAGTATTCACAGTAAAGTCATTCGAGGAAGCCCGTGCGATCTTTGACGCGCTCTGACCTGCGCGAAGCGCAGAAGATAGCCATTCCGTTCATAAAGGATACGCTGAAGTGTGCGCTATTTGCCGAGATGGGGATAGGCAAGACCGGAGCGACGATAACGGCGATTGTAGATTTATTGGAGTCGTTTGACACTGGGCGTGCACTGATAATTGCACCGCTTCGAGTGGCGCGTAAAACATGGCCGGATGAGTTCAAGACGTGGACGCACGCCCGTTGGGTCAAATACAAGTGCTTGTGGGGGGCAAAACACGGCGTTGAGTGCACGAACCAGAATGGCGAAAAACGAATAAGATTCTGGGAGCGTAAACTAGAAAAGCTCCGGGAAGAACTATTTGAGCTGCAGACGTGGGGGGATGGATCACCAAAAAATCAGGCGGAGATGCGCAAGCTGAAACGCAACATTCAGATCGGTAAGCGTGCACTGGAGTGGGGGTACATATCTGCCCGAGATCAGTCTGACGTACACATGATAAACCGCGAGAATGTTCCGTTCCTTGTTCACTTCTGGGGAAAGTATTGGCCGTACGACACGGTTGTTTTTGACGAGTCAAGTGGCCTTCGTAACGGCAAAAAAGCGCTTCGCTGGAGAGCTATGCGGGCCGTAATGCCTTATACCCGCAGGTTTATAGAGCTTACGGGGACGCCAGCGCCGAATGGACTACTTGGATTGTGGGGCCAAGTGTTCTTGCTTGACGGAGGTAAAAGGCTCGGTACGTCGATGGAGGCGTTCAAGACGCGGTTTTTCTACCCAACGGACTACAACCAGTATAACTGGGAGCCTAAACCCGGAGCAGAAGAAGCGATATACGACCTGATCAGTGACGTGTGCATGACTCTACGCGCTGCTGATTTCATGGACTTGCCAGAAACGGTGTTCAACAACGTACCAGTCCTTCTGTCGGATTCAGAGATGAAACTCTACCAGAAGTTTAAGAAAGAACTGATACTACAGTTGCCCGACGGAGAAGTTACGGCGGCTAACGCGGCAGTGCTTGCAGGAAAACTGCTGCAGCTATCGAACGGAGTCGTTTACGGAGAAGATAAGAAAGTTCACGAGATACACGAGGCAAAGCTAGACGCAGCGGAAGATTACGTTGAGGAACAGCAAGGCGCACCCGTATTGATCATGTACTGGTTCAAGCCAGACCTTGAACGTCTAAGAAAAAGGTTCCCGAAGTTCAGGGTGTTTGCTGAAGAGGGCGATGAGCTTACGGATGAGTGGAATACCGGACGCGTTCCCGGAATGTTTCTTCACCCGCAGTCAGCAGGCCACGGACTGAACATACAGTTCGGAGGAAGACGGATACTTTGGTACGGCCCTATACACGACCTTGAGCTGTACCAGCAAGCCAACGCACGACTTGCAGGGGCACGCGCTACAGGAACCACGTTTATTCACCACTTGGTAGCGCAAGGGACGGCAGATGAGGCCATTTTGGAGTCGTTAGAGCAAAAGGACGGCACCCAGAACCGACTTTTGAACGCCTTGAAGAGAGTTATCCACGGTTGAATACTGGCTTGCTCTCCGTAGCGTATTTTTCGTATCTTCAAAATAGGTAATTTACGAGAGCAAGAGATGAACGCCGTTTTATTGGAATTTGAGGATTTACTGGCGCGGAAGCCAGCGGAGGTGTGCAAAGTGCTCGGCCTGCCGTACAGCACGTACGCCGGTTACAGGGCCAGCGCAGACCCAATACCCGCGTCCGTCTACCTGCATATAAACGCCCTGCGCCGTCTGGACGCGGCAACTCTGCATGAGCTGGTGAGGGAGCGTGTCCGTGGGTAGACCAAGAAAAGACGCCGTTAAACCCGTTAAGTCAAAAGCCCCGGTTCCTGATTTTGAGTACAGCGACAATCAGGAGCAACGACTGGCGATATACGACGGCGCTAGCATAAACCAGTTGTCGGCCATATTCGGCAGGGACGACAAAACCATATCCAAGCTCATCCGGCACGTTAAGCCTTCAGGCAAACGGCATAACAAGGACATATACTCGATAAAAGAGGCGGCCAGATATTTGGTGGAGCCAGTTATCGACGAAGAGACTTTCATTCGCACGATAACGCGAACACAAGACCTTCCTCCGTACCTACAAAAAGAGTTCTGGGCAGCGCAACTGAATCGCCAGAAGTATCAGATTCAGGAAGGCGAGTTGTGGCCTACGGACAAAGTTCTGGCAGTTTTTAACGAGGTTTTCAAGCGACTCAAGATGACCATACGGTTGTTTGAAGACACAATCGAAGCCAGAACGGAACTGAGTCAAGCACAACGCAAAATTGTTAGAGAGATGTCAGACGGCTTGCAGGACATGCTCAGAAGAAGTTTGATTGAGGGAGACTACGAAATTGACGAAAAGTCAGAGCGCGAGAAAGTCATATCTGACGCTGACTGACTTGGTTTATGACGTAGCGGATATTCTGCAGCCGCAAGAGCGTTTGACGCCGAGTCAGTCAGCCGAAAAGTACCGATACATAAACAACCCCGGTAGCTTCGTCGGGCAGTGGAGTAACGACACCACTCCGTACCTTATGGAACCTGCGAACTGCTGCGATGACCGTAGCTACAACGCCGTGGTATTTGTCGGGCCTGCCCAGTGCGGTAAGACCGACGGACTGCTGCTCAATTGGGTACTGCACAGTGCCGTAGTAGACCCAGCAGACATGCTGCTTATCGAGAAGTCGCAGACGGCAGCGCGGGATTTCAGTCGTCGTCGTATCGACAGGCTGCACCGTCATTCAAAGGCTATAGGCGCGAAGCTGATCAAGCGTCGAGACTCGGATAATACGTTCGACAAAATGTACAGCTCGGGGATGCTGCTCACGTTGTCCTATCCGGCGATCAATGAGTTATCTGGTAGGCCAGTCCCCCGAGTGGCGCTAACCGACTACGACCGTATGCCCGAGAACGTAGACGGGGAGGGTTCTCCGTTTGACCTTGCCAGAAAACGTACAACCACGTTTCGCTCATTTGCTAAAACGCTGGCCGAGTCGTCTCCGGGCTACTCAGTAGACGACGTTCGGTGGATACCTCGATCGGCCCACGAAGCGCCCCCGTGCAAGGGTATTCTGGCGCTCTACAATCGCGGAGATCGTCGTCGGTTCTACTGGCCGTGCCCGCATTGCGGCGAGTATTTCGAGGCCGATTTCGAACTGCTCGACTGGCCCGACTCGGCTGATCTCATGGAGTGTGCCGAGGGGGCGTACATGCGGTGCCCTCACTGCTACCCGTCGTCAGGACTGAAAATCACACAAGACAAGAAGTACGACCTGAACTTGCAAGGCGTGTGGATTCGAGATGGGCAACGCATGAGCAAGGACGGAGCCTTATCCGGTCTGCCAACTCGCAGCGACATAGCATCCTTCTGGCTAAAAGGGGTCGCAGCAGGTTTTAGTTCGTGGAGAACGCTGGTTCTCAACTACCTTAAAGCGGAGCAAGAGTTCGAGCGTACCGGGTCGCAGGAAGCACTCAAGGCCACCGTAAACACGGATCAAGGAAAACCGTACTACCCTCGCGGAGAGGAAGTCGGGCGCTTACCGGAAGACCTAAAGGCTCGCGCTGAAGACCTCGGAGAGCGTGTCGTTCCTGCAGGCGTCCGGTTTCTCGTGGCTATGGCCGACGTTCAGAAAAACGCATGGGTCGTGCAGGTATTCGGCATCGGAAAAGGCTTCGATGTTTGGCTAATTGACCGTATCAAAATAATCAAATCCCGGCGCAAGGACGAAGACGGCGATACGTTGTGGGTTAAACCTCACACGTATCTCGAAGACTGGGAAATTCTCGTGGACGACGTTCTGCAGAGGACGTACCCGCTTGCAGACAATTCCGGCAGGCACATGCAGGTGAGGATGCTTACATGCGACTCCGGGGGCAAGAAAGGCGTTACGGCCAATGCTTACGAGTTCTGGAAAAGGCTTCGAGACGACGGCGACAGGCCCGGACTCCATAAACGGTTTGTCCTGACAAAAGGCGATCCGTCTATTGGGGCACCTCGCGTACGTGTCAGCTTCCCTGATAGCGGCACGACAAAAGGACGAGACGCTGGTGCACGCGGCGAAGTTCCAGTGCTCATGATCAACACGAACGCGATTAAGGACATGCTTAACGCCAAGTTGGACAACTTGAAGCCAGGAGCAGGGATGATACACTTCCCTAAGTGGATGGACGATGAGGTTTTCAGCGAGCTAACCGTAGAGCAAAAGACGCCAAAGGGTTGGGAGAATCCGGGAGGTCATCGCAACGAAGCGTGGGACTTGTTCGTGTACTGTTTGGCGCTGTGTGTGCATCTCCGTATTGAGCATATTGACTGGGACAATCCTCCCGGCTGGGCGCAAGACTGGGATAGTAACGACTTAGTGTTTCAGAAAGACGCGTCAGGAACGTACAGGTTCGCAAACAAGGAAAAGGACGAGTCGTCGCTGGCGAGTTTGGCAGCGCGTTTGGCGTGATACTCAACTTCCCCTTGTTGATTCGTCCGATAGTTGGCTATCTTCAACAGCGTCAAGTCCGATTTACCTTACTCGTATTCCGCGTCTCAAGAGGATGAGCCATGACTGCACTCACCAACTATGCCATTAACCGGGTTATCGACGCCCTCTTCCGCAACCAGACCATAGACTTTCCCGACACTTGGTATTTCGGTTTGCACGTCATCCGTGGTCGCCGCGCAAATAGCACGGCGTACTCAGTTGGCGATTATGTCGTTCCGGCAACTGACAACGGTCGTATCTACCGCTGTACCACGGGCGGCACGTCTGCGTCTTCTGCCCCAACATGGCCTACCACGGCTGGCGGTACGGTAACTGACGGGACTGTCGTATGGACAGAACAGACTACTGCACTACTGGCCGGAACGTTGCCTACAGAGGTTTCAGGCGGAGCGTACGCTCGCGCAAGTGAAGCGGCCAGCTTGGCCAACTTCGCCGGTACGCAGGCCGCAGGGAGCACGGCGGCGTCGAGCGGCACCTCGGGCAATACCAGTAACAACTCCACTATCGATTGGCCAGCGCCGACGGCTGACTGGGGCTTCTGCGCCGTGCTGTCGTGGTTCGACGCGGCCAGCGCAGGTAACTGCTGGGCGGTTCAGGTACTTACGTTGCCGCAGGACGTGCTCAACGGCAACGCCGCCCCGTCTGCAGCAGCAGGCCAAGTCACAATCGGTATTAACGGGGCCGCATAATGGGCAGACCGAAACCCCGCGTCGTTTGCGCAGTATCGTCACAGTCATCGGGCAAGTACCGGGCGTCTCGTCCGTACGGAAGCTCGGCCACTGTCCCGGTCGCACCTCTTGTTCGCTTGCAGTACCGGAGCAAAACATACGCCCGGTTCAGCATTACGGGCGGCACCGGAGCGACCAAATGGCGCGGGTATTTTCGGTCTAGCCTTGCCGGTTCAGGATACGTGCGCGTTGATCTTACGGTAGGTCAAACGTACATCGATCTAAAAGCGGTGAATGGCGCGACGGTGGAGTTCTTTGTCGTTGCGTCAAACAGCGCAGGGTCAGCTACCAGCAGAACGGCTTCGTCTGCGCCAATAGCGTTACCGGCGAATTGGTCGTTTTACGGCGACTCGCAGACGCAAGGCCCCGCTGCGCTGCCGTGTAAGTCACACGCAACGGCGTTCCAGACAATTTGGCAAGCCAACTTCGCCTCGCCTTCATCGGTCAATATCGATGGCGCTGGCGGAACGGGGTTGGCGTATCACCGTACCCGGTACGAAGCGGATTCGCACACGGCGACGGAGTGGACGCACGTCCAAGAGTCTGGTGGGCAAGACGAAGTAGGGCAGATGACTTTGACGGAGTTCCGGGCCACGTTTATCGGGTTCATGGAGCAAATCGCGCTTGAGTCTCCGAACGGTATCATCACGTACGAAACCGCCTACTCTTTCGAGCGAGAGGCTACAGCAGGGCGCGACTGGAACCCATGGAACGTAGCTTTACGGGAAGATATCGAAGCGCTGGCATCGAGAGAGAACCCCATCCACGTAATTCTGGTTGACGCGGACGCCGTTATTAAACGGCTGGTGGCAGACCTCGGCTACGCGGTAGTGAACCAGACGGCAGGGCAAACCCCCGCCGCGTACACCGTGGCGCAAGCCCCGTATCATTACACCGAGGTTGGCAACCTAGCCATCGCTTTGGCGATGTTTAAGGCTCTGAATTATGACATCCGGTCGCTTAACCTGAGCAGCGTTACCACCGGGTCAAGCGAACTGGGGAAAGTATCTGCAGCGCACGTTGCCGCGTGCATCGAAGCAGCAGACCCTCGGCTTGTTCACGGCGGAAAATTTACAGTGCTGCCCCCGAGCGGGGTCAGTTTCGGGTCGTTCACCGGCAAAATTTTGGCGTACGTAGACCCTGAGCAGTACACCACCGGCGTTACGGTTTCCGGGTTAAGTCCCGCGTTGAGTACAGACGGGTTAAACTTGTCGTTACAGACAGGGCAGAACACGAACCTGCACGTGAGGGTTAATAATAACCGGTCGTCCCGACTTAACGGAACCAAGTCGATATTCATTGACTGGGATCACCCAGACAATACCGGTTCGCGGACCATTGCTGCTTTTGGGATAAACACTGCCGGAATTGGAGACAAGGTATTTGTCTCTTTCAAGAAGTATATGGAGGGAGACTACACTCCCGGCCCGGACAACCACAAAGACATGTACATTTTCGGTACCGGAGCGTCGGAGCTTCCGCAGTTTTTGTCGATCGTCACGGAGGGCGGAACCCAGTGGGCGCTCTACAACAATGACGCGGGTAGCCAAGCGACTTGGTACACAGTTTCCTACGGCGAGGGAACCGCAGGTGGTAACTCTGCGACCGCGTCTGACAGAACGATCCGTTACGCAGATACGCAAAACAAGTGGTGCCACCGGGATTTCTATGTGGTTAATAACTCAGCCGCAGGGGTGTCTGATGGCTCCGCGCAAGCGTTCTTCAATGGGAAGCTATGCGTGCACCTTAACGCAAACTATGCGTGGCAGCGCAGCACAGCAGGCGAGTTTGCAGACATACGAATAGGGCACATGGCACAAGGCTTCACCGACACGGCTCAGGCTAACTTCGACGAAGTGTACATGGCGACCACCCCTGCCCGAGTTGAAATAACTACGCAAGCGTCGTATGACAGTAGCGTGTTCCACAAGAAGGCCATACAACCGCACACTTCGTGGACGACGCGCGGGATCACCGTTATGTTTAACGAAGGCGACCTGCCAGACGAGGGGCCTTTGTACGCTAGGGTATTTGACAACGACAATAACCTTTTGTGCGTAACACAAATTCGTGCTTAGTCGGGGGCGTGAATGACTGTAAGCAGGATACAAGTCCTAAAAATTACACACACGAACGCAGCCACGGCTACGTCTGCGGTTCATGCGTTGGCTTCCACCGCGCCCGCTGGCAGCCGAATCATATTCGGCGGGTTCATAGATAAGTCGACGCAAGCGTCTGCACCGGCTGGCTGGACGACGCATATCGCGCAGCCTAACACCAACTTATCGTATTTCTTGTTCTCTAAAATCGCAGATGGCACCGAGCTTAACCTCACGGTGAACTTCGGCGACTCGACGAGTAATACGTGTAAGATGTTCTCGTATGTACTGTCCGGTGACGCGGCAGTGGACGTAGTGTCGCACGTCTACAGTACGTCTACAGTACGCTCAATTACGTCGAATACTACAGCCGCCCTTGGGGCTAACCCAGCGCTCGTCATTGCAGCGTTTGGTGCAGACTCTACTGCGGGCATAACGGCAGGCACCGGCCATACCGTAGACAACGACTACGCCCTCGTCGAGCAGAACTACACTGATTCGTCGCCGGGCGGCGTGCCCGCACTGGCCATCGCCGAAAAGACATCGCTGTTCGACACTGGCGGCGAGTTTGCTACGTTCTCGTATACGGGCGGTACGACAGACGAGATGGGCGCGATGATTATCGTCATTCGCGACACCAACCCGCCCGTTTCGGCATTTGCAGTTTCTGCCTCGTCTCAGTGCGGCGTGCAGGGGTCTGCCGCTATCGTTGCCGGGTTTGGCATCGGGGCCATTGGCAGCTCCGGCGTAAATTCGTCGGCGCAACTCGTGCAGTGGTCGAGCGTAACTATCGCCGACCCAATTGACTTCAGCGTAGGGTCGATTTTTCACGAGGATAACTGGCAGTTCGGTACGCCTGTAGCGGGCCAGAAGGTCTATTTCGATCCGCGCAACGGGTTCAGCATCGACTCGCACGGCCAGATGTCGGCCGACGTAAACACGGGCGTCTGGGCGTGCCAGTATGACGACGGCACGGGAGTTCAGCGATTCGACGTAGCGTTTTTCGCATGGGCCACGAGCAGCCAGTCTGGCGTGCAGGGTTCCGCGAGTATCGCAAGCGGAGCCACCGGCGCGTTATCGTCGTCCAGCCAAGTCGGTCTGCAGGGCGCAGCTCAGGTTTCTGCGCGTCCCCGGTTTTCTGCGACAAGTCAGGCAGGCGTTCTCTCCACGGCCCAGCTTAACGAGATAGCAACTGGAGGGGTCGAGTTTTCTGCTGCCGCCCAAGCGGGCGTGCAGGGTTCGGCGCAGATAGCAACGCAGGCGCGGTTCAGTGCCGCCAGCCAAAACATTTTGCAGGGCACAGCGCGTCTGCGCTCCCAGTCCGGTAGCACGCCGCCTATCGGGTCACGGTACAACATCGGCGTTGGTTTAGGGCTGGATATCGGCCCGTCTTTCTCGGAGGCAGCGTAAATGAGCATTGAACGTCCTATAATTACTCCAAACACCAACCGTGGAATGTTTTCGGGGATCGGTCTGGCCGCAGCAGTAATCCCCAGCAACACCACGGATTTACCGGGTGGCATTACCCGTACGCTATACGTGTGCGCAGAAGGGTCACTCCGCGTAACGCTGATGGATATGGAAGACGGCCAGTATGTCGACTATCCGACGATACACCCCGGACGCCACCAACTTTACGCTAAACGTATCTGGGCAACTACGACCGCGCAGGTAATCGCGGAGTATTGACGTGTACCGTTACGTGCTCGCGTACTTGTTGACAGTGCAGACCGCTATAGCGCTCCCCTGCCTGTCGTGGACGGCCCCGCTTACGAGAGTAGACGGGTCGCTCATGCAGGCGGAGGACACTAGCGGGTATCGCCTATACATGGAGCGCATAACGAAGAACGGATTCGACACTGACGTACGCGATATCGGAAACGTGAATAGATACTGTTACAAGTACACGCTCAAAGGTACGTACTGGTTTCAAGTAGAACGGGTAGACGTTTACGGATTACGAAGCCAGAAATCCGAAAAACAGAAAACGGAGATGAAGTGATGGCCACCCCAGAGCAATTAGCCGAGGCCGAAAACGCGTATCACCAGCTCATGATCGGCAGGTCTGCGCGAGTAGTTGTAGACAGAAACGGCGAACGGGTTGAATTTACTGCAGCAAATAAAGCATCTTTGGCTCAATACATACAAGAGCTGAAACGCGAGCTGGGGCTTATCCCAACTCGAAGACCTGCGGGAGTATATTTCTGATGAACCCAGTCGCCGTCACCGAAACAGATCGCCCAAACGCCAATGCGCTTGGCGGCTTCGACGGCGCGTCTCGAATCAGCCGCGAGCTGGCCATGGACGCGCCAAGCATCCGGTCTGCCGACGGCGACTTGCTGCCCGGTAAAGACCTCATAGATGCCCGCGCCCGCGACCAAGTACGCAATGATGGTTACGCGATGGGTGCCGTGGCTATCCATAAGGACTCCATCGTCGGGTCGCAGTTCACCCTTAATGCTCGTCCGAATGCCAAGGTTCTCGGCCTCGATGACGTGTGGGCAGAAGAGTTTCAGGAATACGTGGAATCGCATTTTACCATCTACGCCGAGTCTCCCTCTGCGTGGATTGACGCCTCTCGACACGACACGCTCACCGGGCTGGTTAGGTTGGCGCTCGGCGTATACGTCTTTACGGGCGAGGTGCTGATGACGGCAGAGTGGATGCGCGATGGCGTGCGTCCGTACCGTACGGCTGTCCAGATGGTAGATACAGATCGGTTGTCCAACCCTGACGGCATGGGTGATACCCAGTGGTTACGAAAGGGGATAGAAAGAAACCGATTCGGTGCGCCGATTGCCGCGCATATTCGCATGGCACATCCGACAGATTCGTTTTTCTTTGACGATAAGCGGTACTGGTGGAAGCGCGTCCCATTCACGAAACCGTGGGGCCGCACACAGGTGATCCATCGTTTCGAAAGGTTCCGCCCGGATCAGACTCGCGGCGTAGCTGAGATGGCCGCCGTGCTGAAAGAGATGAAGATGACATCCAAGTTCCAAGATGTCGTCTTGCAGAATGCAGTGGTGAACGCTACTTACGCTGCTACGATAGAGTCCGAGCTTCCGCGTGAAGCTGCGTTTGAAACACTCGGCGCAGATAATAAATCGTCGATGGACTGGGCTACGCGTTTCCTCAACTCTGTAGCCACGTACGCGGAAGGGGCCAAGAACCTACACATCGACGGTGTGAAAATCCCACACTTATTTCCCGGTACGAAGTTGCAGTTACGCCCTGCTGGCACGGCAGGCGGGGTTGGCACGGCGTTTGAAGAGTCGCTGCTACGCCACATAGCGGCAGCCCTCGGTTTGTCGTACGAGCAGTTCAGTCGAGACTACAGCAAGACCAACTACTCATCTGCTCGCGCATCCATGAACGAAACGTGGAAATACATGCAGAGCCGTAAGAAGGTGGTAGCGGATTATATCGCATCGCAGATTTACGCCCTTTGGTTGGAAGAAGCGTGGAATAAAGGAGAGCTTCCGCTCCCAAGAAACGCGCCTAACTTCTACGAAGGAATGAACAAGGAAGCTTACTGTGCGTGCACGTGGATCGGTGCGAGTCGCGGTCAGGTGGACGAGCTAAAAGAGACGCAAGCTGCCGTTATGAGAATCAACAGCCACTTGTCTACGTTAGAAGACGAAGCTGGGAAACTCGGAAAAGACTGGAGAGAACTCCTGCAGCAAAAAGCTCGCGAGAAGAAATACGCAGATAAACTCGGCTTGTCCCTCGAACCAGTTCCGGCGGTTAAGCCCGGCGGAAACGCAGCGAAAAACACGATGGACAACGGCACGAATCCTGAAAGAAAGAATTTAGACGAGGGTAATACCGATGAGTGAAACGCTGGCTATTCTGGCGTCAATTGAAAACCGCCCTTCCCTATTTGCGCCTAACTTCACGCATCTACCGGCAGCGCTGGCAGCAGCGGATACTGAGCGCAAGGAGGGTTTCGACTATGGCCTCCATGCGATGGCGGCTTTCGGGTTCAACAGCTACAGCAGCGACAAGCCCTTCTTTTTCAGCAACGGCGTGGCCGTAATTCCCGTGATGGGGGCCTTGCTCAATCGCTACAACTGGGTAGGCAGTTATGCCTCCGGGTATCAAGCTATTCGCACGCTGCTTAACGCAGCAGTTGACGACCCCGAGGTGAAAGGGATTATCTTGGATGTCAACAGCAACGGGGGAATGGTGCAGGGTTGCTTCGAGTTAGCTGATGACATATTTGCAGCGCGGAGTAAAAAGCCTATCTTGTCGGTTATTGACGCGAACGCTTACTCGGCGGGCTACGCGCTCGCTAGTTCGGCGTCAAAGATGGTAGCGACTCGCAGCGGCGGCGTTGGCTCCATCGGCGTAGTGATGATGCACGCAGACTATTCCGGCATGTTGAAAGACGCCGGGATCAAGATCACGTTCATCCACGCCGGGGCACACAAGGTCGACGGAAATCCGTATCAGCCGCTGCCTGATAGTGTTAAAGCGGAATTGCAAGCCGAGTGTGAGCAGTTACGCGATGAATTCGTAGCCTTGGTTGCTCGTAACCGGGGCCTCGAAGCCGAGAACGTCAAGGCGACGGAGGCCCGCACATACCGGGCTGACGAAGCGCTTAGTCTCGGGTTAATCGACGGTGTGGCGTCTCCTGCGGAGGCTGTCGCGGCGTTCATTGACGAGCTTGTCGGCTCGGATCATTTGGGAGCATTTGCAATGACTACACAAGCACCGCAGCCGGAAGCTCAAGCACCGGACGCAACTGCCGAAAAGGCACTAGCCGCAGAAGCGAAGCGCATGGAGCGTGAACGCGTAGCGGGTATCATGAACTGCGAAGAGGCCAAGGGTAAGTCTGCCCTTGCAAACCACTTGGCGTTGAATACCGAACTGTCGGTTGAGGATGCCAAAGGTATCCTTGCGGCAGCCACTGCTGCGCCTGCCGAAGCTCAGGCCCCAGTCGCAAGCGTTGCGTTCGAACAGGCTATGGCCGAAGGCAACCCGAACGTGGGTGCCAGCGGCGACGAAGGTTCAACCGAGCCTGACGCAGCGTCACAAATCCTCAACAGTTACGCGCAAGCTGGCGGGAAGTCATTCCTGCATAGCCACGCTTAATGCCTGCAACCATTAACTTACCGGAGAAACCTCATGGACTTCTTGGCTCAATCTGACCTGAATTCCGACTCGTTCACCCCGGAGCAGCCGTTCGCAGGCAGTTCCGATATCGTTACCAAACCCGACACGCTGGCTTCGGGCCAGAACCTTGCGCAGTACGCCGTTGTGGCACGTATCACTGCGTCTGGCCTTCTGACTGTATGGAACCCGGCTGGAAACAACGGTTCGCAGTATGCCGTTGGTATTTTGTGCCACGCTGTAAACGCCTCGTCGGCTAACAAAGCGTGCGAAATCTACACAGGCGGCTCCTTCAACACTGCTGCATTGGTGTGGCCGAATGGCACCACCGACGCGCAGAAAGCGTCTGCATTCGACCGTACCAACATCCAGATTCGCACGCTGGGTTAATCCCGCGTGTGACTCGTACTGATCAAGTTTAGGAGACGAAAATATGTCCATCGGCACCTACGACACTCACAGTCTTATCAAAGTGGTTGAGACTATCCGCAATCCGACCACCTACTGGTTGGACTTGTGCTTCCCGCAGGTTCAGAACTTCGACACCGAGTTCATCGATTTCGACGTGCTGACCACGGGCCGTAAACTTGCACCGTTCGTTGCCCCCAACGTACAGGGCAAGCCCATGTCAGCAAGCGGCTACACGACCAAGCGCTTCAAGCCTGCGTACGTGAAGCCCAAGCACGTGGTAGACCCTAGCCGTGTAATCAAGCGCCGCGCGGGCGAAGCCCTCGCCGGGTCGCTGTCTCCAATGCAGCGCCGCGATGCAGTCATCGCGGACATCCTGCGTGAGCACAAGGAGATGCACGTTCGCCGTCAGGAATGGATGGCGTGCCAAGCTATCGTGAATGGCTCGGTAGTTATTTCCGGTGAAGACTACCCGGAAGTAACTGTGTCTTTCGGTCGTCACGCTGACAACAGCGTAACGCTGCTGACCACCGACCAGTGGGATGACTACACCAACTCGGACCCCATCGCTGATTTGCAGACGTGGGCGCTTCAGGTGCAGGCCAAGTCGGCACGTACGGTTAATCGCGTGACCATGGGTATCGACGCGTACGCGGTGTTCAAGGATCACCCGAAAGTCAAAGACTTGCTCGACACTACCTATCGCGGTTCGGTCGACAGCGTAAACCGCAGTGTCCTGAGCGACGAACCGGCCCAGTACGCTGGCCGCGTCGGCAATCTGGAAATCTGGGTATACAACGACGTGTACGAAGACGACGCAGGCACCGTTACCCCGTTCATGGACAGCCGCCGCGTCGTGTTGACCAGCCCCGGTATCGAAGGCATCCGCTGCTTCGGCGCGATCCTCGACGCTAAGGCCGGATACCAGCCGCTGGAGCTGTTCCCCAAGAACTGGTACAGCGAAGACCCCAGCGTCGAGTACCTGATGACCCAGAGCGCCCCGCTCATGGTTCCCAGCCGTCCTGACGCTTCTCTGTCAGCGCTGGTACTGTAAGGCCCCCGATAAGGCCGTACGCAAGTGCGGCCTTCTCTTTTTACCCGGAGATTGACGACATGTCGAAAGTAAAGAAAGCGGAAGTTGAAATTCCGAGCGCTGGCGACCAAACGGTACGCCTGATCCAACGCATCAAGATGAACGGCAAATTCATCGCTGCAGGCACCAACGTTAAAGTTAGCGGGGCCGCGCTGAAGCGGTTAGTCGCGGAAGGCGCGTGTGAGCGTATCGAGCAGGTAGAAGACCCGCTTGAGCTGTCCCTTGGCGCTGATAGCGACGACGGCCTGTAATGTCTTGGGACGATATCGTTCAGTCGGCACGGGCAGTCGTACACGACACGTTCCGGCGCGATGCACTCTACTACCCGAGCAGCGATGTGTCGGGTAGTGGCGTTCCTGTATCGGTAAGACTTCATTCGTCGCAAATAGTCACCACGGGTGATCTGGATCGCGAGGGGTACTCGCAGGTGTACGAAGACGTAGAACGACTCGTATTCACTCAAGCTGACGTTACAGCTAACAGCATCCAGCGCGGTGGCCATGTTCGCCGGGTTCTAACTGGACAAGTCTATCGACTGGAACTGAGAGAACCGACCACGGATGACTACACGGTATCTTTCCAAGTCGTACGGGTAGGTGGTTAATGCGCATAGAGATAAATGGGCTTAACGAGGTACTTAAAACATTGAAGGGCTTGGAGGACGTAAAGTCTCAGGCCGCAGTATTAGCGGTTAATTCCACGGTGCGTTTCGGTTACTCGGAAGCGTCTCGCGGAATTCGCCACGACATCAACGTCTCGGCTGGCTATATCGGGACGCCAAACGCGGGCAATCGACTTGAAGTGACGCAGTTCGCCCGTCCGGGGAAACCTGAGGCGGTTTTGTTTGCAAAAGGACGCGCCACATCCCTTGCTCGGTACATGACTTCGGGAACAGTAGGTAAAGCCGGAGTGCGCGTAAGCGTAGGTAGAGGCAAAGGGACTAAGGGCCTCCCGAAAGCGTTCCCCGTGAGACTCAAAAAAGGGGCTACGCTAACGGAAGACCAGTTCAACCAAGGCATAGCGCTCCGACTCAAGAAGGGCGCTAAAGTCCGCAACAAATACCGCATGAAAGAATACGACAAGCGCGAGGACGAAAACGCCAAGTCCCGCTTGTACCTGCTGATCGCGCCGTCGGTTAGCCAAGTGTTCGAACAAGTTGCAGGCGACATCGAGCCGAAGGTATCTTCGTTTTTGCAGCGGGAGTTCCTGCGCCAATTCGGGAGATTGAACCGTGGCTGAAAGTGCGCGTCTTGCGGCGCTCAAATACTTGTGCGACTACTTGGAGACTGAAGTCTCCGTGGCCAACGGCTACAATTACGATCTGGTCGACGCGGTATTTCGTGGGCGTATGGAGTTCGGCGAGGACGATCCGCTACCACGTATCAGTGTTCTCGAAGGGCTAAACGCGGATCGCGAGCCTGTAACGGCAGGCACGGGCAGCCACACGCAAAAGGATAACTGGATTATCTTGCTGCAAGGTCAAGTGCCCGACGACCCTGAGAACCCAACTGACCCTGCGCACAACTGCATGGCCGACGTAAAGGCCGCCATAGGCAAGTTGCGCAAGGCCATGTCCGAGCTTGACGGTCGGTTTACAGGCACTCCATGGCAGGTAATCACCGACCTCGGGATTGAGCCGGGAACGGTACGTCCACCAGACCAGCTCAGTAACAAAGCGTTCTTCTGGATTCGAGTAGTCTTGAAGATCGTAGAGGAAATGGACGACCCATATTGGCGTCCGTAACAACTGTTCTTTTTAATCACAATAGGAGGCAGTCATGCCAACTTTGGGTCGAGGCAAATTGTATTTTGCAAAGTTCACTCCGGGTACGAAAGTACACACGGGTTTCCGCTACATTGGCAACACTCCTGAGTTCAACCTGAACTCTGAGTCCGAAACGCTAGATCACTTCAACTCGGACGAAGGCGTTCGTGTTAAGGACGATTCCGTGTTGCTGCAGCTCAACCGCGCCGGGTCGTTCATCACGGACGACATCGACGTAGAAAACATGTCGCTGTTCCTGCTGGGTGAAACCAGCGTATTGGCTCAGGCGTCGGCTACTTCGCAGCAGTACGACATTGCCAACGTGCAGAAGGGTAATACGTACCAGATTGGCGAAAGCACGAGCAACCCGACCGGCTACCGCAGCCTGACTTCTGTCACCGTGCAGAACGACGCGGCTACCCCTGTGGTGTACGTTGCCGGTACGGATTACACGATTGATCTGACCCTCGGCCTGCTGACGATCCTGTCGAGCGGCGCAATTGCCAACGGCACGAATATTGAGGTTCTGCACAGCCGCAGCGCAGTTTCTCGCAGCCGCATTATCACTGCCGCGTCGGCCACTATTGAAGGCGCACTCAAGTTCATTGCGGCCAACCCGAAAGGCGAAAACCGCGATTTCACCATGCCGTACGTGCAGCTTGCCCCCAACGGCGACTTCGCACTGAAAGGCGACGATTGGCAGCAGTTGCCGTTTAACGTTGAGATTCTGAAGCTGGATGGCCTCGAATCTATCTACGTTGACGGTCGTCCGTACACCGTATAACCGAGTCTGACCGAGGGGGTTAGAGATGGCGCTTAAAGATTTGGTGGTGGAAGTAGCAGAAGTCGTGACGAGGACAGGGACGTTCTCAGTTCACGGCCTGTCTCTGTCAGTGATTATGGCTCTGATGGCGCAGGGTCATCGGTCAGAGATAGAGGACGCAGTAGACACTTTGCGTAAGGCTGTCGGGGATGACTTGGAGAACGCCGGAGATATGGGCCAGATTGTAGGTGCCCTGTCTTCGGTGGTAGCCAACATGCCGCAGCTTTGTGCAAAGGTCATCGCGTGCTGCGCGGATGAGCCTGACATGTGGGAAACGGTGCTGAAACTGCCTGTCAGTGCGCAGCTCGACGCGCTCATTAAAATCGCGAAGCTCACATTTGACGGTGAGGATAGCGTAAAAAAGTTCCTGCTCGACCTGATCCTTATGCTGACGAGTCTGCGTCGAGCGGCTACACCAGCAGTTCAGGCAGCGAAAGAAGCATTAGCTGGTATGAAGGACTGAGACGGGATGCGTCGTTACTCCGCTCGGAGGGGCACGCAGACTGTTACGACTGGCCGCTTTATCGAATCTGGGAAGAGGTACGCTTCGCACAAGAACGGATCAACGGTCTTGCTGCAACGTCGGCCGTCTTGATACAGCTCGCGGTGGCTTCCCAGCTCGATAAAAAAGCCGGGAAAGAATTCACGCGAACTATCAAGAGGCTGACGGATGGCTAACAACTCAAAAGATATCGAACTTGTCATCCGAACCCGTGACTTGTCGTCGCGGCCCCTCGAAGAGATCGGAGATGCAGTCTCCAAGCTCGAAAAATCCCTCTCTGATCTTGGCCCTGCCGCCCAGCGCGGCGAGGTCAAGCTCGGGGAGCTTCAGCGAATCGCCGGTAAGCTCGAACAAGCATTGAAGGGCCTCGCGGCCAACCAAGCGGTTATTGAGCGGTTCAATACTCTCAACGCTGCTATCCAGCAAGGCGAGACGCAGCTCTCCGAATACGCTGCGAGCGTTGCTGAAGCCCAGAAAAATCTGGACAACGCAACCAAGCCTACCCGCAAGTTAACGGACGCCCTGAAGCGCCAGCAGTCGCTCTACAACCGGCAGGAGAAAGAGCTATCCAAGCTCAACGTCCAGCTCGACAGCCTGCGCGAAAAGGCGTCATCGGCGGGCATCAATCTGGAAGACCTCGCTGGTTCCCAAAGTCGAATTGACGAAGCTGTAGCCCGCACGACTGCCGCGTATGCCGTAGCAAACCGGGAGCTGGATGCGTTCGATGAGAACCAGCGCCGGGCGGCTGAAGCAGCAAAAGCTGCCGCAGATGACCAAGCACGTGCTGCCGAAAAAGCTGCGCAGGCGCAGGCCATGGCTCAGTACCGCGCTGCACAGGATGCCAAACAGGCGGCAGGTGACGCGGCGTTTCTGAAAGAGAAGCAGGCCCTCGAAGCACTTAACGCCGAGGCTACACGGCTTCGCCAGTCTGCCGAGTACGTGCAGTTCTGGACAAAGACACTCAACGAAGCCGATCAGGCAGCGTCCGAGTTAGAGTCGTTTCGCAAGATCGGTCAAGACGCCGAGGCTTCTGCCAAGGGGCTCCAGCGCAGCCGCGTCGAGCTGGATAGACTGGCCGTGGCCAACAAGAAGGCCGGAGCCTCTGTTCGCGAAATCGTTGATCCGCAGGCCGAACTGGTAAAGACGCTCTCTGGGATGGAGTCGGCTGTCGGCAAGGCCGTGGCCACGTACAAGGAAGTCGATAAGCAACTGAAGCTCACCGGAAAAAGCGCCGTTGACCTCAAAGAAGAGTTGCGCCAACTGGAAGCCGTGCAAGGCAATGCACAGGGCATCGCGGCACTGATCGATCGATTCCGCAATACCCGGTCTGCTGCGGCAGATGCGGCGATGGAGATGCGCCGAGCCAAGGCCGATGTTTTGCAATACGCACAAGCAGCTCAGAGTGCGTCTGCACCCAACCAAGAGTTGGTGAATCAACTGGCGCAGGCGCAGGCCAGACTCGCCGCGTCCGAGAAGAGTTACCGGCAATTCTCCGCAGCGGCAGAGAAGCTGCGCGGCGATCTGGCGGCTACCGGCGTGAACATGCGCGACCTCACCGGGGAGATGTCCCGCGTTGAGGCCGTGGCCAGATCAGCCACCAAGTCAGCCAACGATATCGGCGAGGCCATGAAGCGTGCCGGTCAGGCGGCTCAGAATGGCGGCAGGGGCTTCAACTTCTTCACTCAGGGCGGTAGGACTACCCTCTCCCTCGCGCAACGCCTGAAAGGCGAAATGTTGGCTCTGACGGCGGCGTATGTCGGCCTGTACGGAGCGATCAGCGGCGTTCAGGGGGTTCTGGATGCGGTACAGCAGCGAGCCGCCACTCAGGCGCGTCTGACGGTCGCCTTCGGTGCCGATCAGGTGGGTGCCGAGATGGCCTACGTCCGCGAACAGGCGGATCGGCTCGGTATCGAGCTTCCCGGAGTGGCCGATCAGTATTCCCGGATTGCCATTGCAGCGAAGGCGGCTGGCACCAGTCTGAACGATACCCGGTTCGTGTTCGAGTCGTTCGCGGAAGTCGGCAAGGTATTCAACCTGACCCAAGACAATCTGGAAGGCGTGTTCAAGGCGCTCGATCAGATTTTCTCGAAGGGCAAGGTGCAGGCCGAGGAACTTCGTGGCCAGTTGGGTGACCGCCTTTCGGGTGCGTTGACTGACTTCGCTGCGGCGATGGGGTACACCGTACCGGAGTTCGACAAACTGCTCGAAAACGGCAAGGTCACGTCAGACTTCATGCTGCTATTCGCGAAGCAGATGCGCGAGAAGGTCGCTCCGCAATTAGAGGCGTCGACGAAAAGCACTGCGAGCGAAATAGCGCGATTCAACACAGCCGTTACCGATCTGAAACTCGCTGTGGCCGATTCTGGGTTTCTCGAAGCGTTCACCCGCGCGGTAAAGAAACTCACAGCGTACCTTAGCGGCAATGAGGGGAAGAAGTTCGCGGACAATCTCGGCAAGGGCCTTGCTGGTCTTGCTGACATGTTCGTGTACCTGCTCGACAACATCGAGAGCGTCAAAAGCGCACTTATCGCCGCGGGCGCGGTTTGGGCGACCAGTACGCTCGCCAGTATGGCAGTTAGCATCGCGGGTGCTACACGTGAATTTGCTGCGATGTTTGCACTCATTGAGGCTAGGTCGCCCGCAGCGGCGCTTGCGCTGAAGAGAGTCGGACTTGCCCTCGGCGCAGGATTTGCGGGCTTCCAGATCGGTACGTGGCTGTACGAAACGTTCGACTCGGTGAAGCAAGCCGGTGTGGCATTCGTCGCGATTATCGACGCGTGGATAACGACTTCGACAGGTCTGGCGAAAGCCGGGGCTGCCGAGTACGCAGGGTTCTGGGAAGACGGATTCGCGGCGGTCTACAACTCGTTGGTCAGGGCGCTGAAAGACTTAATCGCTTTGACTGCAGACTTTGCGCGCAAGCTCGGATTCGACGAAACGGCAGACCGGTTGCTCAACCAGTCAGCAGGCTTGGCCGAGAAGGTAATTCTCGGTTTCGGCAAGCGCAGCGCGGAAATCCGCAAGCAGTTGGCTGACGACCTGAAAAACATAAAGAGCAACGCGGAAGACCTGATCAAGTTTTACGCCGAACCTAAAAAGCCTGCGAGCCCGTCGTCTCCCACAGGTGCCCCGGCTCCAGCACCTACCGGTAACCAGACAGGTCTTGATCCGAACACCGAAGCCGGGCTTTTGAAAAAGCTCGCGGATATGCGCGTGCAGCTTTCTGACAAGGAAATCAAAGCGCAGGAATCCGCCGCTAAAAAACGGATAACACTGGCTGAACAGATCGCAAACGAATTGGATCGGATCGAGCAGGGTATTACGGAGCGCGGAGCGAAAACGCTTGAAGAGCGTCTCGCTGCTATCGATACTGAATACAGCGCGCTAATCAAGAAGATCGATAAGCTGGGCGGAACGGAAGGTGCTGCAGCGAAAGCGCGTCTCAATGAACTCATCGTTCAGCGCAAGGCGGAAGAAAAACAGAAGTATTACGACGACGAGCGTAAGAAGCGGCTGCAAGAGTTTCGCGATTTGGAGCAGGAGATTAACGACCGCGTTCAGTTGCGCGATGCGATGATTACTGCTGAAACTGCGAAGCGCCGAGCTGGATTGCAAACTGAGTTGCAAACCAAGGACGCTATAGCACTAATAACGCAAAAGTCCAACGCGACAATCGCTCAGTCAGCCGACGAGCTTACTGCGTCCGTGACGGCGATGATCGCGGAGCTGGAAGCCGTACCGGAAGCGTTACGCGACGAGAAATCGATAAACGCTCTTAAAAGCATCCGGGCAAACATGGAGGCTATCAAAGCCCGTGCTGTCGAAACGAAAAACGAGTTGATAACTGCCGCGCAGGTTAACGAGCAGTGGGCTGACGGGCTGGCTGATTCGATAATGAAACTCGGCGAGGGATTCAGCTCAGCCAGAGACGCGTTCAGGCAATTCGCTTCGGATTTCTTGAAGCAAATCGCCCAGATGATCCTGAAGACAATGATCCTGAAAGCCTTGGAAAGCTCCGGTTTCGGCGGCATGGTTGCTGGGGGAGTAAACGCCATGGCCGGGTCAGCGCATACGGGAGGCATCATCGGTAGCACGGTTCTCGCTCGAAAAAGCATCGATCCTCGTATTTTTGCAAATGCGCCACGATACCACTCAGGGGGCGTTGTGGGTTTACGCAAAGACGAAGTACCGGCTATCTTGCAGACAGGCGAAGAGGTGCTTACTCGCACCGACCCGCGCAACGCGAAGAACGGCGGGGCTACGCCTAAATCAGAAGTCAAGATCGTGAACATGTTCGATACCGCGAGCTTTGTGAGCGAAGCGCTGAACTCGCTCGAAGGGCAGCAGGCGGTCATGAACATCGTTCGTGCAAACAGGGGAATGTAAGAGATGGCTTTTGCAACTGGAACCGCGTCGAACTACACCGACCTTCTGGCGCGGCTCATCACGTTTCTGACAACCAATGCCAACTTGGTTTCGGCAGGTCAGAATTGGACGGTGTTAAACACTCAAGCCCTCGGAAACGCAGGCGAGAACAGCCACCTGTTGCGCGGCCCCGGTTTAGCCGGGGAAGATGAAGTCTACGTGCGCATAATGGCCAACTCGGTTGCCGCGTCTGATATTTGGGGCTGGTCGTTCTGGGGCTTCGGAAGTTACAACGCGGGGCTTCCACATGACAGCCAACCGAATACGTCGGGTTCCTGCGGTATGGCTCTATGGAACGGATCGATACCGTACTGGTTTATCGCTAACGGTCGCCGGTTTATCGTCGTCGCCAAGATATCTACCGTGTACTCGTCCATGTACGCGGGGTTATACCTTCCCTATGCCGCGCCGACGGAGTTCCCGTATCCCATCGTCGTTATGGGGTCGCATGAAGACGCTACAACCGCCCGATGGTCGCAAGCCAACTTCACTGTCGGCGGGTTTTTCGAGCCGTCAGATGGCAACGCGTACCTCAGACACATTGACGGAACGTGGATAGCGGTTGCGAACTACACGGAGGCAAACGGTAGATCGCACATGGACACTACGTGCGTCTGGCCCTACGACATGGACTTGTACTATAGAGAGAATGCAGACGGATCGTACAGCATTGTCTCCACGATAATCCATTCGAATACTAGCGGCGGCAACGTATACGGCGAACTTGAAGGCGTCTTTTTTACGTCTGGATACGGTTTAGCGTCAGAAGACGTTATCACAATAAGCTCTGTTAATTATCTCGTCGTACAGAGCGTGTACAGAACTACGCGCCTGTCTTACGCGGCCATTCGATTGGAGTAATACCCATGTCTTTTGCTACTGGTGTTCCAACAACGCTAGACGATTTCCTCGCTGCGCTTGCTAACTTCGCCTCAACCTACGCCGGGTTCACGAACTTAGGATCGGTAACGTCGTCGTCAGCGACAGGTTCGAGAACCATACAGCGCTTGCAGAAAGGCGACGTTGCGTGGAACTTCTGCCGAAACACGGCAAACACTACTGTGCAGGCGGCCATGTCATACACGCCGTTCGCCGCAGGTTTTGCAATGACGAACTCCGGCGCGGCAACTGGCGGGAGCAACGCTCAGCAGTATTGGACAGAGATGAATACTTGGGCCTTTACCGGCCCGTACACGGGTCACTATTTTTTCACTGACGGGACGTGCGTACACGCCGTACTAGAAGTTTCGGCTGGAATATTCAATCACCTCTCTTTCGGGACAATATCGAAAGTAGGTACATGGACGGGGGGCGAATACCTGACTGCTGGCTGGTACGGGACGATCCTTACTAGCGTTACTCCTAACCGATACCGGGATGCCATGTCGACGGGTGCCGGTGGGGAGAAATCCTATTGCGCACGGCCATTCGAGGCTGACGATGGCTGGAGCGCGGGTACCCGGTACGGATACATGCGTACAGCTAACACCTCAGCGTCAGCAGACTTCTTGCGAATGGGCTTATACACCGGCTCGATTTCAGACGCGCCTATCGCCGGGTTCGTCGGTGCCATAGCGGCGGTGTCTCAGTACCCGTGGTGCATTTACGGGGCGATTCTACGGGACTCTCCGAGCACGGCAACGAGTCGTACGCCGCTTCTTCCGGGACTCATACGTATGCGCGAAGGTGTTAGCGGGCTGATGCGAGTCTCGGGAACAGTCCCGTACATAGCGATTTTGAAAATGTCAGCCGAGATGAACCCGAAGGACATCATAAACACCGACTGGCAAGTGTTCCCTATTACGTGTCGGACGGGGGGCGATAGGACTTTAGCGTCTACGTCGTACGAGTACGCGCTGGCTTATAGAAGGGTGTAACGTATGGCTACGTTCGCAGGCTACGTCCTTAGCGGGATAGTAGCTACCATAAGCGGAAACCGTAACAGCATTTACGACGCTCCTACGGTAATGCACCCGCTAGACGGGTGGCTAGCGAACAATGTGTCGAGAGGAACCTTCGCCACGACGCAGCCCGTTGAAGAAAACCCTAAGAGCCTCGTAGGTTATCGTGGGCTTGCGCAATTCGGTATGGGAGGATTCGGCGGGTTCTTCTACAACCGCATACAAATCACTCCGGGGGTAATCGACTTTGGAAACCTTATGACTCCCATCGTACGGGAGGCCGAGGTGTGGAACGCATACCTCGTGAGTCAAACCGTGGAGTCCATGACGGAAGTCGGAACGACTGGACTCATAATGGAGAGCGCTTTCGACATACCGGGACAACTGCTGCCGCTGCAACATGCGTCATTCTTCATAACCGCTACGCTTAACGGCCCGAATGAAATCGACGCTAGCTACACGTGGACGATATCCGGCGAAGACTACTCGGTGTACGTATACGGAAACCGAGTTGTCGTGTTTCCATTCCTTCCTGACTGGTACGAGAGCGTCATTGACGAGCTGTCTTGGCTGACAACGGTGGAGCGGTCGTATGGCGGCGATGAACAGCGCCGTAGTCTGCGGGACATACCGCGACGTAAAACCGAGTACACCGTCACGGTAAACTCACCCGGCGACTCTCAATACCTCGAAAACGCGATTTTCGGCTGGCAGTCTCGGCAGTTCGCCGTCCCTCTTCCGACAGAGGGTTCGCGGCTTACGGCACCGGCCTCTATCGGTTCGATAACGGCCAGCCTTGATACCATCGGTAAAGGCATTTACCCCGGTCAGGTCCTTTTGTTCTTGGCCGGGGTGCAGCAGTTCGAGTCCGTCGAGATCGAATCGGTGAGCGCAGGCTCTGTGACCCTCGTGCGCCCGATAGCCAATGCGTGGCCGCAGGGAACTCGGGTATTCCCAACAGAGTTGGCGCACTTGGCAAACCAGCAAGACCTAACCCGGCTATCAGACTACTACATCTCTGCCCGTATGAGCTGGCAGTTCTCGGTATCGGACTCCGCAGCGAATATCCCGGTCGTAGCAGCTACGCAGTTTTATCGATCACAGGAAGTTTGGCTGCTCCGCCCAGACTGGAGTTCTGCGCCGTCGTTCACGTACGACAACCCGTTCATATCTCACGGGGATGGCGACATGGGGATCATAAACTGGGAAGAGACTACGCTGTTTACAGGAATAGTTCGCCAGCACCGCTGGACGCTAAAGGGGCGCAGTGAAGCAGAGGCGTTCAGGGCATTCCTCGGCCGGAGAAACGGACGTAGAGTGCCCTGCTGGGTTCCTTCTTGGAATACCGACTTCTTCATGGTCGAATCGGCCGCGGCCACGTCATCCAGTATTACCGTGCGGGACAACGGCTACCGTAGTTTTTCTGCCGGTAGCGAAGTTCGACAAGACATTGCTATCTTCCTGAAAGGGAACCCCGTGCCGATTATGCGTCGAGTGTTACTCGTCGCGGATAACTTCAACGGCACAGTAGCGCTTAATTTAGACAGCGCCGTGGGGCAATCTTTCGAGGTAGCCGACGTTAGCCGTATATGCCTTCTAGGGCTATACCGACTCGGATCGGACTCGGTTTCGATTCAGTGGCGTACCGATAGCATTGCCCTAGTCACGCTTAATCTGGTGTTGGTGAAAGGGTAATTTATGGCGTTCAATATTTTGGAGTCATCGATCTTTGGCGGCAGGCCGATAGAGCTGTATGAGTTCTACGTACTGGGCCAGTATTGGCGGTATACCAACGCTGAAGCTGCGGTCGTCTTCCTTGGAGCCGAGTTCACTCCCATCCCGAGGCTCAAACGATCCAGCATAAAGTCCACGCAAAACGTAGAGCGAAACGAGATAACGATAAGTGTGCGCGGAGATACGCCTATCGCTATGGAGTATCTACAAGGCCCGCCGAGTGAGCCGGTCGCAGTTCGCATTTACCAAAAACACCGGGACGATCCTGATTACATAGTTCGCTACCGGGGTCGCGTGCAGAACTGTTCGTGGGTAGATAACGGCGCGACTGCCGAGCTTCAGTGCACGCAAATCAACTGGTCGTTGAAACAACCCGGTTTGCGACGGTCGTTTCAGTTTGCGTGCCCTTACCCGCTATTCGAGCAGGGCTGCAACCTCAACCGAAACGCCTTCGAAGTAACAGCGACTGTTACGGTGATAAACGCCCGTGTGCTAACGCTTTCGTTCAGTACAACGGCTTATGAGAGCAACTACTTTGCCGGTGGGTACGTCTCATGGACGCGAGAGACGGGGAGACGAGATCGCCGCATGATACTCGACTCGTCGTCCAATACAGTTCGTATGCAGCTCACCTCTATCGGATTATCTGTCGGCGACATCGTAACGCTGTACCCCGGATGCAACCACACGACGGACGCTTGCCACTCCAAGTTCAACAACACTCGAAACTACGGCGGGTTCCCCTTCATACCGGAATCCAGCCCTTTTGCTGGAACAACGCTTTTCTGAGGGTGCGCCATGACTGGTATGGAGATGTTTGTTTGGTGGATAGTGATGACGCTCATCTCGTATGCGCTCGCACCGAAGCCAAAAGTTCAAAACGCTGCAGTACAAGAAGGACAAGTCCCCACGGCAAGCGCCAGCGACCCCATCCCGGTAGTCTTTGGGACGGTCTACATTAAAAAGTCCAACGTTGTTTGGTGGGGCGATCCGGGGACGCGACCAATAAGAACAAAAGGCGGTAAAAAATGACGACGGTTCGAGTAGAAGACATCCGGGCGCTACGGTACTGCATGGCAGGTACGCGCAAGTTCTTTACTCGACACGGATTAGATTTTCACCACTTTATCGAAAACGGAATTCCCGCTGCACAGTTGCCGCAGGATGACGCGATGGCCGCCGCCGCGATAGAACAAGCACGTCAGCGAGAGCAGGAGAACACACGTGGGAAAGCGTAAAAAAGTCACCGTAGGCTACTGGTATTCGCTGGGCTGGCATTCTGTTCTATGTCAGGGCGGGGCTGACGCTATTGAAGAAATAAAATACGCAAACCGTACGGCGTGGAGCGGGAACGTAACGAGCAATTCGGAGGTTTACATAGACCGCCCTGACCTTCTCGGCGGAGAAAAACGCGAAGGCGGATTGCAAGGGTACGTCGAGTTTTTGTTCGGAGAAGATACACAGCCCGTAAGTCAGTATTTAGCGTATCAGTGCAACGTCCCGATTACTCCAGTGTTAAACGATCACTTCTCCTATATCGGTGGATGGGATGCTTGGAAAAACTTCATCCTAGCGGGGCAAGAGAACTCTTACCTGACGGAAAACGGAGGGCGTCCCGTTCCTGCGTACAGGGGCGTTGTGTCTCTTGTCTTCAGGGCGTTTTCGTACGCGGCTATGAACCCGTACATGAAAGACCTGAGTGTCCGCGTTAGACGGCTCCCTCGTACGCTCAACGCTACTACATTCGACATAAATCTCGGCGGTGTTCACCACGCGAACCCGGCTCACATAATTTACGAAGTCCTGACTAATCGAATGTGGGGGATGGGGTTTCTGCCGGATGACATAGACATAGCGTCTTTCACTTCGGCTGCAGCGACCTTACACAGCGAAGGGTTCGGATTGTCTCTCGCATGGACTGACGAGGGTACGGCGGAAGACTTTATCAACCTCGTCAAGTCGCATATAGACGCAGTGGTGTACCCCGCTCCTGATACCGGACGGTACACGATAAAGTTAATTCGGAGGGATTACACGGTCAGCGAACTGTACGTTGCAGATCAGTCAAACATAATAAACCTACGGTCGTTTCAACGAGCTTCGCCTACCGATTTGGTGAACGAGGTTACGGTTGAGTACCACGATATGACTCAGGACAAGCCGGTTAAGATTACTGTGCAGAATCTTGCGGGCATACAGTCGACTGGTCGTGTGGTAAGAAAGGTCGTGTCTATGCCGGGTATCCGTAACGGTAGCTTGGCGGCACGGGTTGCCCAGCGTGAACTAATGCTGCTCAGTTCGCCGCTGGCGAAAGTAGTGCTAGACCTGAATACCACGGCATGGAACCTGCGACCCGGTGATGCCTTTGTACTTACGTGGCCGAAGCTCGGGATCAATCAGCTCGTTATGCGGGCGATAGAAGTCGAGTATCAGGACATTCGGTCGGGCGTTGTGACCGTTATGGCCGTCGAAGACATTTTCGGCATACCGCTGTCGTCCTTTGTAACGCCTTCAGTGCCAGACTGGCTCGCGCCAGTGAGCAGCTTGTCCGACATATCTGCCTATGTCATTACCGAGCTGCCGTACTATGTTCTGATCCAGAGTAACAGCGAGGATTACGCATCGTACTTGTCGGATAACCGGAACTATCTCGGAATTATCGCGGGTAGATCATCTACGCTATGGCAAAACTATACCGCGCATGAGCTTATTGGGTCGGCGTACACCGAGCTTAGCGCGGCCACGTTTGCGCCGTGGATATCTGCTCTCGCAACTATACCGAAAACTATCACAAACACGGTCGTATCCTACGAGGCATTCTTTGACGACACTGAGATTTCCGTCGGCGATCTTGGAATAGTCAACGGCGAGTGGGTTCAAGTTGCGGCGATAAATATCACCGAAAGGACGATAACTCTCGTTCGCGGAGTGCTCGATACGGTTCCTGCAGAGCACCCGGCAGGCAGCCGCGTGTGGGTGTACGGCGAAGGGATTCTCGAAGACTATTCGACTGAGCGATTCGCATCCGAAACAGTAACGCTAAAGTTAGTCCCAGAAACGCCGTCGGAAACCCTACCGATTGCTACTGCGGTAGCACGCACGTATACGCTCACGGGAAGGCAGCAACGACCATACCCTCCGGGCAACTTTACTATCAACGGTGCCCGCTACCCGGCGAGTGCTGTCGTCAGTTCTGGCGCAATAACCGTAGGCTGGGCGCATCGCGATAGAGGGCAGCAAACCGTTACTGTCATTGCACAAAGCGCTGCCAGCATCGGCCCGGAATCTGGTGTGACTTATAACCTACGAGCCTACGTAGGTGCGGCGCTTATTCAGAGCTACGTAGGTCTGACGGGAACCAGCCAAGTCGTCCCGGCCATCTCAACCATGTCGTTACTCCATTTGAACGGGGCTAACGGCGCGACTACGTTCCCTGACGACGTTGGCAACTTGTGGACTCGTATAGGAAACGCGCAGATAAGCACAGCGCAGTCGGTATTCGACGGGGCGTCCTGCCTTTTCGATGGCGCTGGAGACTATATATACACAGCTCACCGTGACGTTTTTAACGGGCTTACTGACTTCACTGTAGAATGCCGCGTCTGGACAAACGTAAACAACGCCGTAAAGTGTATCGTTAAAAAGGGAACCACTTTTGCCAACACGGGTTGGTGGTTGTCTTTGGACACATCCGGTCGGCTAACATTCAACATGGCCGACGCTACGGGAATAATGACGTGCCAAGGAGCCACTACGCTAACTACGGCCACGTGGCACCGAGTCGCGGTAGTAAGGAGTGGAAACACAATAACGATTTTCCTGAATGGCGTTGCGGATGGCACGTTTACCCTCCCGCGTAACCCAGCGATAAACCTCACGGGCAGCAACTTGCTCGTTATAGGACAGGACGGAGTAAACACGACGAGAGACTGGAACGGGTACATTGACGAGTTCAGGTTCTCGCTGCTGGCACACTACACAGGGCCGTACGCAGACCCAGGAGTGCCGTTCTCGCTGGCATCCGACTTGCCTCCGTCTACCCTGCGGATAGAGCTTGAGTCAGAACGTTCCGGTTTGGTTAGCTGGCAGCGGCACAATCACACCGTAAACCTTTCCTAAGCCTGTTTCCTATCCGCTCAACTTTCGCTTATCTTCGCAGTAGAAGGTTGAGCCGGATAGGGAGAACAGCGTATGGTTCCAGAGTTTCTTGCTGCACTCGTCGCGAAGCTCGCGAAAATGGCAGAGATAGGTTTGCTTGCGTCGTATGGTGCAGCGGCTAACTACGTGTACGCGATGTTGAAGGACGAGGCTCAAAAATTCTCCCTGTTCCGGTTTCTGTCGCTGCTTTTTCTGGCAGCGTTCCTCGGCAACTTCCTCGGCGGGTTTATCCCCCGCGACTCTGAATTCCGCGACGAGCTTCTGATGGGGTGCGGATTCTGCACATTCCCTCTGCTTGCCGTGGTCGAAGCGAGATTCGTAGGATTTTTCGTTCGTTACACCGGAAACAAGCTGGAGTGATCGCCATGCTACTCACCGTAAGCCTTCTCGTTATTCTGTACCTCTTCGTCATATTCCGCGCTGCGCAGTTCTTCATGCTGGATGGGCCTATTCGCGATGACGACAAAACTATCGGCGCGGTGATCATCGCTGCGAGCTGCATGTTCATCATCGCCCGGATCACGACGTTTATTACTCACCCAGCCGAGGTAGAAGCGGATAGCACGGCGGTGGCCCTTTGGGTCGGCTTTGGATTGTTTAACGCCATGCTGTATCTCGGTCTGCTCCATCGGATGACGGCCTTCCGGGCCGAGTCAGGGCAGCGCCGAATGCCGCCGGTAGAGAAGTCCCATAACGACAAATACAGGACAGCAGCATGAGAGAAGAATTACCGTGGGTTGCGGAGGCCCGCAAGCACATTGGGGTACGGGAGATTAAAGGCCCGACGCATAATGGCTTGATCGTCTCTTGGTGGAAACGCATTAAACGCGGCGAGATAAAAGACGATGAGACGGCATGGTGCGCCGCGTTTGTCGGAGCCTGTCTTGAGGCCGTAGGAATCCAGTCCACTCGATTCGAAGGTGCAGGGAGCTACCTGACATGGGGCCAGCACTTATACGAGCCGTTTTACGGCTGCATAGTCGTTTTCAAGCGCCAGACAGGCCGCCACGTGGGTTTCGTCGTTGGCGAGACGCCTGACGGCCACCTATTGGTACTCGGCGGGAATCAGGGGGACGCTGTAAACATCAAAGTATTTCCGAAAGATCGCGTTGCCGGATACCGCTGGCCGACCGGCGAATTGGGTGCTCCGTTCTCCATGCCGGTACTGGCCGGGAACTACGAGACGAGCGTGCGGGAATCTTGAACTCTTCTACCTCGATCATCGGCAAGCTGGCGCGTCTCAGGTTAAACACCAGCGCCTCTGCTGCGGATCGATCCATCTCGAACTCTTGAACGACCATGTTCTATCCTCATGTACTGTCGGGCTTTCTCGGCCACGTACAGACCCTCCGCATCCCTGACTTCTTTTATCCGGGCCTGCTGGGCTGCCGCGTATCCTGCGCGGTAGTCGTCGCCGAGCGGTACTTCTCCATCCGCTGTCTGCTATTCGCTTTCATATCACAGCACGATAGGCGCAGTGATGGTAAGGCTTGGGGCCGTGGGAGGCGACAACGGCACTACTACCTCCGTACCGAGTTTGGACTCAAGGCCGAGACGGTCGGTGCACGTAGCGGCATAGCGCTGCGTCGTGGTTGCAGCCTCGGTGTGCTTGTATGTCCCTGACAGCCCCATGTCGGCTACGCGGCGTGCAGGCGTCGATGTGGTGTTGTACAGGCTGCAGGTCTGCAAGTCTGTCACGGGCAGCATCGCGCCGTTTTCACGGGCCGTTGGTAGAGTAAACCGGAATGTTAGCTCGGCAGCACCTGCTGGCGCAGCCGCAACGATCAACAGGGCAAAGGCGTATCGGCGTAACTTAAACATATCGTTCTCCTTGTGTGGGTTAGATGCAGCTCGCAAGGCTGGGCTTTTGCCAGCCGGGACGCTTGCCGATTTTACCGCCCGGCAAGATCACCGGTTGGCCGTCGACCAGTTTGTCTTCATTTGAAGATATGACCAGATCGTCGGCTTCGTCTTTCTTAAAGCCTGCAAGGAAAGCAACCCCGTTGCCAGTCACTTCGCAGTCGCAAAGCTCCTTCAGGGCGTTCTCTCGGTTTTCATCCGGGATCAGGGCGTCGGTAGTCCCGGTCTTTATGGCCGTGGACACGGTGCGCAAGTCACCAATTGCCCCCTGCAATACGGCGTCGTATTTGCTATCTGCCACCATAAGCTCCGACAGGAACTCGGCCAGCTCCTCGATATGGCACCCGATCTGTACGGACAGGGCGTTGAAGTCACCGGGGCGTTTTCCGCAAGCTTGCAGCCACAGGCTGTTTCGTTGGAAGTTCGTCGTCATCGTCGTCATCTCTTTGTTGGTGAAGTGCACCTGCGCTACCGTGAAGCCCCAGACCGTACGGCACGGCCATCTTCCGAGAACCCTGACAAAAGGCGCACTCTCGACACTGGATACAAGCGCAGGGAGAAAGGTGCCGCAACACCCTTCGCGCTGGACTCGTCACTTGAATAGCGGGGTCGCGATTACCAACGCCATGAGCAGGCACCAAAGGGCCGCCAGCATAGCGATAAGCGCGAGCACAGCCTGAACGGGCGACTCGGATTCCGGCGATACGTCAGTTAGCCAATGAACCAGATTTGAAAGGTGGTTGCACGCGCCGTTAATCAAAGCGGCAACTTTCTGTTTTGTTCTTCGGAACA